TCACTCAATACGCTTCGTGTAACTCCGCAAAATCCAGCCCTCATACAGCTCGTCATCCATCACTACCGATACGTAAAGCCAGGCCCGGTCAGTGGAGTCAAGCACCTGCACCAATGATCCAATCCGGATTTTGAGCACGGCCTCAGCCTGCCTACTAGGATCATCCATCAGATAGACATCCGACCCCGTGACGATCCTAAACCCGATTAAATCGCTTTTATTCGCCCCAGAGGGCAAGTGACGGGCTATTGCACGAGCGTCAGCAGGAGTTTCAACGCTGGTAAAAAGACCTGAAAGATTCCGTTGTAGTTCGAAACCTTTATTTATGGAGCCTATCGGATCCTTGGTGAATGCCGACAGCATGAGGCACAAGAAATACACCAGCGCCGCCTGGGACGCCCCTTTTAAGCTCCCACTATTTTGAAAAGCCTTAACTACCTCTTGTGGGACATCAGAGTCATTGACCTGCCGCGTCACCTTGGAGAAGTCATCAATTTCTCCAACAACAGCAACTGCCTCTTCGAACCCGGAAACTATCTGAGCAGCTGATATATCCCCAGATCGGATCAACTCGAAAAGCTCAGAATTTATCGACGAATTTAAAAACTCGGAAATGTACCTTTGATTTACCCCAATGGAATCAACCGCTTTCGCCGCAGCTATGAGTGACTTTGAGATATTGAGCTCATGGTTCATCTGGCTTACAGCTTTCATAGCAATACCAATAGGCGACTGACTCAGTGCTTTCATGGTCAGTCCTATGGACGACTGGTTTAGTGCTTTCATAGCCAAACCAATAGATGAATTCGCAGCAATACCAAGAGGCTGGACTGGGACAGATAACGCTTTGGCCACCGAACCTATCTTTTGAAAATCCTCACTACGCTTGAATATTCCCATGCTTTCGGTCAAGGCTCTGACAGCATCACCGATCTGGAAAATCTCTTTTGAAACTGTGAATCCTTGCATCGCTTTTGTTACTTCCAGGGCATATCCAATATCGCCCTTCGACCTCAAAGACTCAGACCGTTTATCACTCATCAACACCGCTCCTTGGATTTACTTTTATTTCGAGTTTTAGCAATAGGATTCAACCTAACCACCTCAGCCATATGCCCCGGACTAAAGTGCGCATACTTGATCGTCATCGCCAACGTCGCATGCCCCAACACCCGCTGCAACGTCAGAATATCCCCGCCACTCTTCATATAGTGACTTGCAAACGTATGCCGCAGGATATGCGTCACCTGCACCTCGGGCAACTCCAGCCCAACAGCCTCAACTGCTCGCCGAAACGTGTTGTACCCCGATTTGAACGGCAAAGCCTCAACCACCTTCGCCGCCAGCTCCTTGGATATCGGCATACTGCGATTCTTGCTCGACTTCGTTTTGAAGTAATGCATCATGCCGTCGCGCACTTGCCGCGCCTGCAAGCTCTCAGCCTCGCCCCACCTAGCCCCAGTCGCCAAGCTTGAAACGCGTGGATGACTACGTGGGGCCAGCCGAATGAAGCCACATATATTGGTAAGGATTAACGGCCAGCTTGTTGACCTGGTGCAGCACGAGGTGCGCCTCGACCTGCACACGCCTGGCCGCGCGCGCTTGAGCGTCAAATCGCAGGAACCTCAAAGCGGACTGGTTACGCTCGATGTGGGCTACAACGACAAGCCCCTGCATCGGCACTTTGTTGGCTATGTCGAACGATGCACCACCGCCAACAGCCACGAACAGGTGCTGTTTTGTCGCGAGCTGACAGCGGTGCTCAACTATCCGTTGCCCATAGCGCTACGGCATGTCGACCTGCGCGCCGTACTGATCGAAGCCAGCCGCGTCACGGGCTTGCGCTTTCGCGTCCCTGACGCGCCCTACGCCAAACTTCGCACACCCTATTTTTACTCACTGGCCAGCGGCATCCAGGCAATGGATAGCCTGGCACAGGTGTTCAGCATCCCCGACTTCATCTGGCATCAACAAGGCGACGGCGAGGTTTACGTCGGCAGTTGGGCCGACAGTTACTGGGGCGCTCGGCCGGCGCTGCAACTACCCATCGAGTTGTTCGACGGCTACCAAGGCAACCAAAGCGCCGTGATAGCCGCCCTGCCCGGCCTGCGCCCTGGCGCGATGATCAACCAAGGCCAGCGCATTACCGCTGTGACCTTGACCGATACGCACATGGTGCTCAAGTGGAAGAAACCGTAACCCGCATCGTTGAACGACGCTTCCCGGAGTTGGCCGGTGCCTATCACCTGCCGCGCTTTGCGCGCGTGCTGGCCGTGGCTGATCCACCGGACGCTGCTGGGCTGTGCGATGACTTCCGCCCGCGCTACGCCGTCGACCTTGAGGTGCTAGCCCCAGACGGGGAAGCGGACTCGGGTTTACCGCACCTTCTAGGTGTTGCCCTACCGGTACCCGGGGGCGGTACCGAGATGGGCTTCTATGCCTTTCCGGAGGAAGGCACCGTTGTGGTGGTCAGCTTCGCGTATGGGCTGCCGAACAAGCCTTTTATTTTGCAGATCCTGCCCCACGGCTTGAGCCTGCCCCAGGTGCCAAAAGGCGACCAGCTCTGGCAGCACAGCGAGGCCGTGCAACAGCGTGCCGATGCCGAGGGCAATTGGTTACGGCAGACGGACGCCCGCATCACCGATCAGGCCAGTGAGCGCCAGGTGCAGGCGTTGGAAAACGCAGAACGGTATCAAGTCAGCACCGTGGAGGTGGATGACCACAGCACGGAGTCAGTCGGCGGGATCAAGGCTGTCGAGGCATTGGGCGCCCTGAAGCTGCTGTCCGGCGGGTCGGCCAGCCTGGCGGCGGTCGATGACCTGCACCTGGCCACCGGTCGGGACTTGAACCTGGTGGTGGGGCAGAAGCACAACGCAATCGTGGGCGGTGACATGCACGAGCAGATCCAGGGCATGCGTAAAAGCGTGGCCGCCATGGGGCAGCGCCTGATGGCGAGCAAAACATGGCTGGGCTCCGAAGGCGTCAACGTGCTGCAGGTGCTGTGTGACCTGATCGACCTGGTGCAGCAGATGAACGTCGCCATCGCCGCGCACAAACACGGCCCGACACCGCCGCCGGATAACACGGCTGAATTCACGACACATGCAGCGTCTGCCAGGGCGCAGGCCGCAAAACTTAAACCCATCACCGAGTGAATGAATGCAACAACCCACCATTGGCAGCCTGTTCGCAGGCATTGGAGGCTTTGATGTCGGATTTGAAAACGCCGGATACCGCACCGCCTGGCAAGTCGAACTTAACCCCATCAACCGGGCTGTGCTTGCCGATCGATTTCCCCATGCACGCCAATTTGAAGACGTGCGCAAATGCGGGGTTCACAACCTGTCTGCCGTCGATGTCATCACCGCCGGCTTCCCCTGCCAGGACATCAGCATCGCCGGCTGCCGGGAAAGCAACCGCGCCACGCGAGGCCTGCAAGGCGAACGCAGCGGACTGTTTTGGGAAGTCATACGAATCCTCAAGGAAACACAACCTCGCTGGGTGGTCCTTGAGAACGTCGTTAACCTGCTCGCTGTCAACGATAGCCGCGACTTTGAGACAGTCATCCGGGCCCTTGCGGACTGCGGGTATGTGGGATTTTGGCGAGTGCTTAATGCTCAATATTTCGGAGTCCCCCAGCAACGTCGCCGCATATTCCTGGTCGCGGGTTATCGACGCATGCCCCCCCTCCAGCTCCTGGCTGACGCCGCGCCAGTGGACGCAATATCTCCAGCGTCTCAATCGCAGCACTGGCCACGGCCCGCGGATGCCTGGGCTGCCAATACTTTATTGGCAAACAAAGCGGGATCGCAGATCGCTATGGGCTGTACCACTTTCGTCGCTGAGCCGGACGGATGGGATCAGATGGTTGAGCGGCAGCGAACGGCTGAAAATGATGGGCTTTGCCTCGGACTGGATGCGGCCAACCTTGCGGAGGCTTTTGGTGCCGGAAATGCCGTTGTTACGCAGGTGGCGGAATGGGTTGGGCGGGGGTTGATGAGAGCGGAAGAATTAACAGGCTCAATTAAATAAACCTTGCACTCCTTACATAACGCAGCCGCATTTATGGACAAACAACCACCGCCCTGCCGAAAAGCTCTCCCACTCAACCCGCCACAACACTGGCGGGTCCGCCAAGTGTCGCCGCCTCGTTTATAAAGACCGATACGTCACGATGCTCCAACGCTTTTACTTCGTCCATTGCCAAATGATTGAGCCATACGGAAAGACGCGTTGCACATGACGGGAGCTGCCAGGCGAGCGCATTGGCATGATCGAATAAAACCCGCTCAAGATCGTCAGCATCCAAACGTAAGCGCTCAGGCTCGATAGCTGCAGCAATCCGGGCGGTTAACTTGGCCACTCCAGGCGCTCTATGACGAAGCTCGCCTAGTCGCTGTATGAAGGTTGATGTGTGCGGCATAGGCATGATTCGCAATCCTAAAGTGACAAAGAAGGGATACCCACAAGACCACTATGGCGTGTATTTGGCTGCCTGCACACCTTAATCCAGACGTCCAATCAAGATTGCTAACCGACCACCCGTCAACGATTAAGAAGATCAAGCCAAGTTGCACTCCAAACACAAGCCAACCGTTATCGGTTCTGATAACCTACATCCGCTCGGTCATTTATCTGACCGACGACGGACTTGCCGACTGCACACACCAGGGAGCAAGTCAGAGATGGGCGCCGGACGACCGGCGTGACCGTCTTACCCCACAACCTAAAGAGGAAGTATCAATGAAACCTTTCCTGAAGCCTTTAACAATCAATCGGAGGGACCCACATCGTGGCCCAGAAAAAACGCGACATCAGCGAAAACGACACAAGTAAAAGACTGGTAAAGAACCACCCAGAGGCAGCGGTAGCTAAGGAAATGCAGAAAGCGCCCGAAAGGATCCGCGACTGCTTCGTTACCAACCTCACCCTCTTACAGAACGGGTTGCCTCTAACCTGCGAAGTAAGCCCGTTGAGCTCCCTAGGACATGGAGTCTACGAACTCAAAATAAAAGGGAGACCCGGTTGGCGCTGCATCTATTACACCGGCCAGCCCGGGTTGATATATGTGCTACACGTTTGCGAGAAAACCACGAATGGCCCTGATAGGCAGATAAAAAACGTGGTTGAGAAGCGCTTAAAAACCCTGAGGAGCGAACTCAAGGCCGTATAAGCGTGAGGATAGCGATGTGTTAGAGCATCGCTTTTTTCAGATTCATCACCAGAGGCTGCGCTTTGTTTTCGGGGTCAAAATCCGCGTCCACTTTGTAGCCGATTCGCACCAGCATCTGCAGCAGCGCATCAATCGAAAATTTCTCTAAATACCCCTTGAACAGATTGCTCATACGCGGCTTGGTAATGCTCAGCTCGTGCGCAGCCGTGGCTTGATTCCAGCCTTTTTGCCGGATCAGGGTGATCAGGACGAGGAATAGCTGGGTTTTCAGGTGCTTCATGTTGAATTCCACAGGATCGTCTGTGAACAATTCGAAAATATTTTGGCTCATGGTTGTTCCTCCGTTGGTCAAGGGAGGCTTGCTCTCGGTTGAATACATTCAGGGATGTCATCGGTCTAGGGTCGTAATCACGGTTGACAAATGCGTCAATCTCTCCAGTGGTTTATTCGACCTTGCATGCATACTATTATCTTTTCTTGTAACTATGCAAATGCATTTCCCACCAAAGTGATGATAGAAATCTGTTTAGCCATTCGTAAACATTTTCGGAGCAGTATTCATCAGCGTCTCCGGTGCTTGATGGGCCCGCCAATGTGGGCAACCATTCGTCTGGCAATTGAAATCACCGCGAAACCTCACCCGGCAGAACGACGGACTCTTATCTCCGAGCCTTATATTTTGTGCCTTACAGCTTGATTTGCTCTCTCTTAAGCCCGCCCGCGCAACTGCTGATGGATGTGGACAGCCTCTCAGTCGCAGGCCCGAGCACAGCTGCATTTTTTCGTCAGCCGGATCACAGGCCTTCTACAAGCCGTAACCGTTCAGTCACGGGGTCGGCCGAGCAGGTTGGACCCACACCAGTCAAAATCTGATGCGCATCAGTGTTCTCCAGAAATTCTTGAGCGGCGACAATTGGTGCTTACGCCAATTTCGCTGCCACCATTCATCATCATTCAACGCACGTGCTTCTATATTGCTGCCTGTAATAGCTGCAGGCTGCTGACGAAATAGCATAGGGAAGACACAATGCTGTTTCATTCTCCGCTTGAACATGACATCCACTGGCACGCCGCTATAGGGGGTTTCAGCTAACACCCGACAACCCTCACGAGAAAGGATGTACGCATGAAGCGCCACAACCTTCCCCCGCGCGATGTATGGGAACCAGGTCAACCAGGTACGGCCCATGGTATAACCCAGATGGAGCGCTTCGAACTGGCCCCGCCGCAGAAACCGGTTGATCCAACGAGTTTGCCTTGGGCATAGCTTGTAAGGCTTGGCGTCATCCTCAAAGATCAAAACCCGCTCCCAACCCGCACCCAGAGCCTTAATCGCGATAGCCTGATGGGACTCGTAGCACCCGCGGACAGGATCCGAGCAGGGCTCGACAATGAAAAACTCGATCTCACTTGAGATTAGCGAGGCCACTGTCAAATCGAAAAGCTCTCGACGATCCGCGCGCGCTCCCAACGAAATGCAGAAAGATCGGTCGACATCGAATGACACGCTTTGAGCGTTGAAGCCCTGGCCGAAGGTGTTATTCCGAAGAAATCGCACTGATTAGGATCCTGACAACACCCTTATGACCCAATGCCAAAGGGAAAGTCATGATCAGAACGACGCTGGGTGCGGGTCTGCCGGACAGTTCCTAAAGGCGCGTGGGATGCCTATTAGGAAAAAGACATGTGTGACACCGAAAGAGGCTAACGGCAATATTTTGTTGACGAGTGGACAGGTTGACAGGTTGACACAAATGTTTAGCAAGCAGTAAGCTTTTCCCGTTGCTCACATTTGAGTAACGAAAGGAGAAGCCTATGAACACAGCTACGATTGAGAGATCCCAAAGCAGCGTCAAATCACTTGACGACGCTAAAGCCTCGCTCGTGCAGAAATTCATAGCCCGGATGAACACCGTGTCCGAATCCGAGGTTATCAATGCTGCAAAGCTCGATGACGACAAGGCTTTAGCTGTCATTATTAAAAAGGCAGGTAAAAGTAGCGAGAAGCCATTAAGTATCAAAGCTCGTAATGAAATTGCCTTCGCCCAGATGAAATCAAAAGCGTTTGAGGCGGTTAAATCATCGTACGACCTTCTAGACGCAGGCGATGCATGCCAGATACTTGGAATCTCAAAACAGGCGTTGAGTAAGAAAACCAAATCCGGACAAGTCATTGCTTACACCAACAATCGACGCAAGTACTACCCTGACTTTCAGTTCGAAAACAACAAAGCCGCAGCGTCAATAACAAAACTGCTTAAGGCATTGGAGATTGATCCGGAAGATGAGCCTAAGGTAAATCTACTGATTGGGTTTCTCGCCAACACTATGGACTACTCCAATCCTGGCGAGCCCAAAAACGTGCAGCCTCGTTATAAGCTTCTGGACACAGATCCCGCATTCCAGATAATTGTACGCGACTTCAAGAATCGCTTGGAAATGGGTAAGTAAAGCTGGGCTTCCCTAAAGGGGAAGCCCAACCCTTTACTCTACGGTCACGTCCAGGTCTGCCAAGAACTCAATCGCTGTTTGACCGTTCGCAAGCTCAACCTCTGCTAAAGGTTTGGAGCTCACTGGTACTAACTGTTTTTTTCTTCCCTCAAACAACACGAAGTTGCAACCGTCGTTTGAGGCTGCGGGGAATACCGTGGAGGTATAGAGGAAACCATCGATCTCCTTGCTAAGCCTCATGCATGCGGCACTTACTGTCTGGGTAAGTACATACCCTTCACTACCTTGACCCTTCGCCTCGACAAGATGCCTGAGCTTGTGGCCCCCTGCATAAGCGCTCATCCTCGCCACGTCTACCAAGCGGAGATCTCTATCCGCAGCTAGCTCGTGCACCGACATCCCCTGAATCTCTGACATCAAGACAGGCGAGCCTGGCCCCTCACCGCCATGCTGAAGCGTCTCAGCAATAGCAACCGCACTGTTGGCAGCCACATAACAAACCCCGATCTCCTTATTCAAATCCCCATATCTACTATCAGAGTTTTTGTTGTAGAAGACAGGATCCTCGTGCCGGGTTGGTTGAACGCGAAAAAACGGTGTTCCCTTCTTAAAATCGACAATTACTTCCGGATGTTTCAGAAGCGCCGATTGAATCTGCTGCTCAACATCTTGACTTTGTTTCTTTTCCTCGCCTGCCAAATCGTGTACTCCTGTAAAAATCAAACACTTTGCCCATGAGCTAATCCCATTTGCGTTTTAGATGCCCGTCGACATCCGACGGGTGCTAGTGCAAGCACCTGCTTGCCAGAGAATTACAACTGACTTCTGAAAAAAACACCACAATTTTTTTAAACTTTTTTTGCAGGATTTTAGAGCACTGCGTTACGCAGTTACGCAGTTACGCAGTTACGCAGTTACGCAGTTACGCAGTTACGCAGTTACGCAGTTACGGCATTAAAGCGTTAAAGCGTTAAAGCGTTAAAGCGTTACAACGCTAATATGCTAATCCGTATCAGCAAAAACCAAACGAAATCAAAATACTATTTGCTAATAATAAAAAATCACGCAAAAGCCGCGAGTGATCACGCAGAAATCCAGCCTAAAGCGATAGAGAAATAAAGATGAGGAATATGGATTGCCTGGCAAAAAGCTGCATCGAAGGTTTTCAGCTGGATAGAAATCATACGACACCCACCAGTGGAGCCCCATCTCCTCATCTCTGACGTTATTCCACCCGACACCACCAAGACTGGGCGTAAGCACAGCCTTCCACATACTCAATTCCGCTCAACACGAAACCGTTTGGTGCCATTCCTGCCAGCGTTGCGTCTAGCAGTTGAGGTAACGGTGACGGCTCCAATGGCCAGCCTGAGCTAACGGTTGCGACATATGCACTGCGCCCAAGATCAGTAGATGCCTCAGACGCTACTCGCACATCTCCTCTGATCGCTTTGTAATTCCGCCGTTCGATCGCACTCAAAGCAATGCCTTTGCGGCGCATTGGGGTTATCAACATGTGCATCAGCTTTAACCTCCTTGCCAGTCATCTAGCAGCGCTTCTACGGCGTACGCCAGCGCACTATCAGCTTGTTCAAGAAGGTCACTGAGATCATAACTATCAATTAATTGGGCCCTGTGCAGCGCATGAGCACCAATTATCAAAGTCTTGTGATGAGTAGCAGGATGCTTAAGCAGCTCCTGCTGATCCGCCAATAGCACCTGCCAAGCAGCCCTAGAAGAAATAGCCAACTCGCTTTCTTCAATGTCATTCAT